ACAAAGGCTAAGCAAGCAGGTAAAGCTAAGGGTAAACAATTTGTAGCTCAGCCTAAGGCTGTTGCTGCTAAAACAGCGAGATACAGATAATGGCAAAAGAACTAAACGATAAGCAAAAGAAATTCCTAGAGGTGTTGTTTGAAGAGGCAGCAGGTAATCCTGTTGTTGCTAAGCGGCTGGCTGGATTCTCTGAAGGCTACTCCACCAAAGAACTAATCAACTCCTTGAAGGAAGAGATTGCTGAAGCCACCACATTATATATTGCAATGAATGCTCCACGCGCTGCGTGTGCTATAATTAGTGGCATTGAAAGTCCTACGCAATTGGGCCTCAAAGAAAAACTTAGCGCTGCTAAGGATATGCTTGATAGAGCCGGTCATGTGAAGACAGACAAGGTGCAAGTAGAGGCAATGAATGGTGTGATGATACTACCAGCGAAGGATAAATCTGAGGAAGACTAATGCAAGAACGCACCGCTGGCAAGTGGATATTGCCACAGCCAGAGGGAGGTAAGGAATATGTTTCAGTACCCCAGCTTTCTAGAATAGTTCCATTTGGTTATAAGAAGGATGAAGAAAATCAGGGGTGGCTTCTCCCCATCCCTAAAGAGCTTGATGCTCTTGAGCAAGCGAAGAAATATCTAAAGCAATACTCGTATAGGCAGGTTGCCGATTGGTTGACGGAAGCATCTGGTAGACAGATTTCCCACGCAGGACTTAAGAGCAGAATAGAACATGAGCAGTCGAACAGGAGAAAATCTTCAACTTACCGCCTCCTTGCCCAGCGGTACGAAGAAGCCCTTAGGAAGGCCGAAGAGTACGAAAAGAGGATCGGCACAGAAGGAAGCTACTTCAAGTCCGACCACTACAGAGACATCTCCTCCAGCTTCAGAAGTAGTGATATCTGAGACTCCCACACAGAACATCATCTTCAAGCCCAACGTAGGGCCGCAAACATATTTCCTATCTGCCTCAGAGCGTGAGGTATTATATGGTGGTGCTGCTGGTGGTGGCAAGAGCTACGCCATGTTAGCAGATCCGCTGCGCTATCTAGGCCATCCCCAATTCTCTGGCTTGTTGTTACGCCACACAACAGAGGAACTTCGAGAGCTTATCTGGAAGAGCCAAGAAATATATCCCAAGATCTATCCCAACATTAAGTGGAGTGAGCGGAAGATGCAGTGGGTTGCTCCCTCTGGCGCTAGATTGTGGATGTCCTACCTAGACAGGGACGAAGATGTGTTGCGCTATCAGGGATTGGCGTTTAGCTGGATTGGTTTTGATGAGCTAACACAGTGGCATACCCCGTTTGCGTGGAACTACATGAGGTCACGGCTGCGTACTCCTGCTTCAGACCTGCCAATTTACATGAGAGCCACCACCAATCCGGGTGGGCCGGGACATTCTTGGGTGAAGAAGATGTTTATTGACCCAGCACCAGCAGGAAAAGCGTTCTGGGCCACCGACATTGATACTGCCACCACCCTAACCTACCCCAAAGGACACACCAGAGAGGGGCAACCCTTGTTCAAACGTAGGTTTATACCCGCAATGTTGTCCGATAACCCCTATTTGGCTGAGACAGGCGACTACGAAACCATGTTGTTGTCCCTACCAGAGCATCAACGCAAGCAATTACTGGAGGGAAACTGGGATATTGCAGAGGGAGCAGCGTTTCCTGAGTTTAATAGGGCTGTTCATGTGGTAGAACCCTTTGATATTCCCCATAACTGGGTTAAATTTAGGGCATGTGACTATGGATATGGTAGTTATAGCGCTGTTGTATGGTTTGCTGTCACCCCAAGTGAGCAATTGGTCATCTATCGTGAGCTATATGTCTCAAAGGTGTTGGCAAAAGACCTAGCAAAGATGGTGCTACAGGCAGAAGAGAACGATGGAACCATGAGATATGGGGTGCTGGACAGTAGCTGCTGGCATAAGCGTGGCGATACAGGGCCATCGCTAGCAGAACAGATGATTATGGAGGGATGTCGGTGGCGACCCTCCGATAGAAGTGCAGGAAGCAGGGTGTCGGGGAAGAATGAGGTGCATAGAAGATTACAAGTTGATCCATTTACAGATATGCCAAGAATGGTTATAACTAGTAACTGTGTAAATACAATAGCTCAGCTTCCTATTATCCCTTTGGATAAAAGAAATCCAGAGGATATTGACACTAAAGCAGAAGACCATCTTTATGATGCAATTCGCTATGGAATTATGAGTAGGCCACGAAGCAGTCTGTTTGATTACGATCCGTCTAAGAATAAGCAGTATGGGATGAAAGTGGCAGACCCAGTTTTTGGTTATTGAATTAAGGAACACTATGGCAGAGAAGCAACAATCGCTAGGAGATAAAAGCTTAGCCCTCAATGATGTGAAGTCAACGGAAGATGTTGACACTCAGGGCAGTGGCATTATTGCCTATGTGGAAGAGCGCTTCACCCGTTCTGAGACAAGCCGAAAACAAGACGAAGCTAGATGGCTACGCGCCTATCGCAACTACCGTGGCATCTACGGCACTGATGTTCAATTCACTGAACATGAAAAATCCCGTGTCTTCATCAAAGTTACCAAGACAAAGACGCTGGCTGCTTACGGACAAATCATTGAAGTATTATTTTCCAATAATAAGTTTCCTCTTAGCGTAGACCCCACTGTCTTGCCCGATGGTGTGGTGGAGAATGTCCATTTCGATCCTAGCGATAAGACTCCCCCATCAGAGAAGAAACAAACAGAGATTCCTTTTGGTGAAGAGGGAAGCAAATCTATCTCTAGCGGATTCAGCCTAGACAATCTAGAAGAGATGTTGGGGGCAATGAAGGAAGAGTTAAAAGACATTCCTAATTTAAAAGAAGGGCCGGGGGTTACTTCCACCTCCGTCACCTTTAGCCCCGCTATGGTGGCAGCTAAGAAGATGGAGAAGAAAATCCATGACCAGCTAGATGAGACAGGGGCATCTAAGCATCTGCGCTCTACAGCTTTTGAGATGGCTTTGTTTGGCACTGGCGTTATGAAAGGCCCATTCGCTGTTAACAAAGAATATCCTAGCTGGGACGCTGACGGTAAATACAAACCGACAATCAAGACAGTGCCTGAAGCTTCCCATGTCTCCATCTGGAACTTCTATTGGGATCCTGACGCTAACAACACAGGCGACTGCCAGTACACCATTGAGAGACACAAAATGTCTCGCACCCAACTGAGGGCTTTGAAGAAGCGTCCTCATTTCCGCGCCAATGTCATTGATCAAATTATTGAAGATGGCGAAGGCTATACAAAGAAATATTGGGAAGATGATCTCAAAGACTACGCTCCTACATTTGGAGTTGAGCGATTTGAAGTACTGGAATATTGGGGCAATGTAGACATTGACTTGTTGGAAGAGAACGAAGTTGTCATTCCTGATGACATGAAAGACTCTGGAGAACTACAGGCCAACATCTGGTTTTGCAACGGCAAAATATTGCGGCTTGTTCTCAATCCATTCAAGCCATCACGCATTCCCTACTACGCTGTCCCTTACGAACTCAATCCCTACTCCCTTGCCGGTGTTGGTATTGGTGAGAACATGGACGATACACAGACGCTGATGAATGGCTTCATGCGTATGGCTGTGGACAACGCTGTGTTGTCGGGCAATCTGATATTTGAAATTGATGAAACCAATCTTGTTCCCGGTCAAGACTTGTCTGTCTATCCGGGCAAGGTGTTCCGCAGACAGGGCGGCGCTCCGGGTCAGTCGCTGTTTGGAACTAAGTTTCCGAATGTGTCTAATGAGAACCTACAACTGTTTGACAAGGCTAGACAACTAGCAGATGAGTCTACAGGACTTGCGTCTTTCTCACACGGTCAAACAGGAATTTCTGGTGTAGGCCGCACTGCCAGCGGCATCAGCATGTTGATGAATGCTGCCAGCGGTAATATCAAAACGGTTATTAAGAATGTTGATGACTACTTGCTTGCCCCATTAGGACAGGCATTCTTCAACTTCAACATGCAGTTTGATTACGATCCAGCAATCAAAGGCGACTTGGAAGTTTCTGCCAAAGGAACAGAGAGCTTGATGGCTAACGAAGTTAGAAGCCAGCGCTTGATGCAATTCTTGCAGATTGCTAGCCAACCCTCACTTGCTCCATTCGCTAAGTTCCCTTACATCATCCGTGAGATTGCTAAGAGCATGGACTTGGATCCAGAGAAGGTTACTAATAACATGGATGAGGCTATGAAGCAAGCGTTCTTGATTCAGCAGAATTCTCCACCTCCTCCAGCAGGTGGGCCACCAGCGGCTCCCGGCGCTCCTCCACAGGGCGTAGCTGGCCCTCCAAGCGTTGCAGACATGAGCGGCGGTGGTGGTGGCAACATTGGCATTGGTGCTGCTCCTGCACCACAAGAACAAGGATTCAGCGGCAATGCAGGATAAGACCTATCTCTCCAAGTTAAAGGCGCTGGTTTCTAATAACAACCAGTGGAATGGTTTCTGTGAAATGCTTGAATTTAATATTGAGCAGCAGCAGCGCAAGCTGGAACAGGCAGCAGATCCACGCGAAATCTATCAGGCTCAAGGAGCTATAACTGCGCTTCGTCAATTGAAATATCTCAAGGAAGAAATAAATGGCACAAAGTGAATTGTTAACACATGATGGATATCCTGCTGTTCAGTTAGAAAACGGCAGTCATATGACTGAGTACAGCATCACTGTCACTGATCCTAGATTGAATGGTGGTAGGCCAACTAATATTCCATCTTTGTGGGAAAGAAAGATTGTTGACCAAAACACCGCAGTTGAAAAAGCTCTTCAGTCTAAGAAAGAATATAAATCTTTTGACACCATCAAAGAGGCTGTCAGTGATTCCGAAAGAAAATCTAATGCAGGTGGAGCCAATGCTCCTGAAGGATATAACAAAGGTGGTGCAGTGAGAAATTTGCTAGCAACTGGTGGTGTGATGCAGGAGGGTGGAACCAAAGATCCTGTCAGTGGTAATGATGTCCCTGC